GCAATTCCTACAGGTATTGTTAGCGGGGCTATGGTCGGTTGCCAGGTGGACGGTGGTTGAAGTGTCCACGGTTCCCCTTAAGGGGTCCAGAATCGTGTATATTAAAAGAGTCAAAGGAACACAACCACATGGCAACCCGCTCACGCATCGGCATCGAACTTAAAGACGGTTCTATTCTGTCTGCCTATCACCACTGGGATGGTTATCCTCAGTGGTTGGGTCGCATCCTGAACACACACTACAACTCCCGCGAACAAGCAGCAGAGTTGATTGATGGTGGTGACATGTCATCTTGTTGGAATGATACTGTCTGGGGCAAAGATCGCACCGATGGTCAGAAGTATGGTCCTGAGTATTATTCTGCTCGCGGTGAGGATTGCCCTCCTCGTTATGATGAAACTAAGGAAAAGTTTCTGTCTAATGGTGAAGAATACTCATATATCTTCCGTGATGGTGCATGGGTAGCATATGATATGAATGAGTTTAATGACAACGATCCTGAGATTGTTGAAATCCCTGCCGGAAACCTTACTGTTTGATTATCACCATGACTGAACAAGAACGCATTATGTATCAAGAACTTGCCTACGAGTTCTGGGTTCAAATTGAAAAGGAAGCAGCAGAACTTGAAGTCACGGTAGATTACTACCTTGAAGAGTTCTATTGTTCATGATATAATTTAACAAAGGGATTATCTCATGATTGGAAACTTAGAACCAGAGGAACGTGTTATGGATGATAGTGTCATCTATCCTGGTGGAATGTTGGGTCAACTCGCTGTTGCTCTAGAGTCCCTAGGTTGGGACTACGGTGATAACGTAGCAGTAGAGATTGCAGGCACCTCAGTCTATGAGATTGATGGTGCTGGCACTAAGTGGGCACCAGTAAAAGGCACCCGTAAATATAACAAAGATGCGTTCATCGTTATCAAAAACCTTGACCGTAATCCTACCGTATCATCACAACCAAATCCTGATCTAAAGCAACATCATGCTGATTAACTTTGAGCAGAAACCTGACATGATTGTCGGGTGGGAACAACATCTAAAGAATGGACATGTATGGAAAGCAAATGTTGAACTTTCCATGCAAGGTGGTGACAACGATGAACAACTCTTCTATAATGTAGATGTTTATGTAGTGGCACCTACACAAGAACTAGCACAATATATTGTTGCTACCATGTATCCAGACTACGAATCTCTGCAAATTGATGATGATCCCGTTGGAATTGCCCCCTGATTTTCCTCATGAACCGCCAGAAGGATACGCCTACCAAGTTAAACCCTTTAAGCGTAATGTTGTCGCTATTTGGCTACAGCATCCCGATCATTTCAATTTTACTAGTGATCGTGTCTCTACGATCTGGGGGTTCTACAATACAAAGTCGCGAACCTATTCAGCGCCTGTTAATGCCACCAAGTGTGGAGATCAGGTAGACATTAAGAACACACGTCCTTATACTGCTATGCAGTTAAACCTCAATCCTTTGATGGCAGCGTTCTCATGAAATATATTCCCAGACTGAATGATTATGTCTCTTGGCGTAATGTTGAGGGATGGGTGTATTTTGTTGATGACACACATTTGACGATTGAGATTAGTGTCAGACCAAAAGAAGATGATTTAGTGCCTCGGCACAAAAAACATCACTGTTTGATTGTGGTTCAGGATTATCAATATGATGAACTTGTGTATGTTCACAGCAGGAGATTTGCTAATGCATCTAACCTTGAGGAGATGGAAACATATGTGAGAAAGTTCGATGACGACACTTACAAATCACAGCAACACAGATACAGAGATCCGTGAATAAGTTATGGAAAGTATGGAAGTATGCAATCGGAAGTTTCAGCGATGACAAAACAGAACCTTACGATAATTATGTTGCTAGCATACGCACCATTATATTTGTTAGTTACATGGTCACTAACGCTTTTATTGTATCTGGAGTATTGAGACACTGGAATGATGTACCAAGTCAACTACATGAAACCAAAGAAGAAAGGTTATGCAAAACAAACAGCAACCTTCCTTAAAATTGAAGATGCTGTATTTTGGGAGGAGCATGTAAAGAAAAACCTAGGAGCGATGGACACTACGATTACTGTCCACTAATTTGACACAGACCACCAATCCCGTGTATATTATCAGAGTCAAACAAAGCAACTACATGGACGACCTTTGGAGTGAGATTCAAGACATGCCAGGTGAGATCTTCGACCTTACTGAACTTGAAGAGAATGACACTCAAATGATCATCAAGTGTGATGAGTTTAACCAGTCCGATTACACCGTCTGATATGAAACCTGCTGAAATCATGTATGAAATGCGCGAGATCCAAGATACTTGGAGACAGCAAAATTTCTTCCTATCTGATGCACAGAAGCAGCGATATGCTGATCTTTTGAAGATGCGTCGGGATCGTGTTCAGTTCTTTTATGATAACGATATGGTTCAGAAAGGACCGAAAGTTATTAAAAAACCTGAACCACCACAAGAGGACCAAGACAGTTAAACAAGTGGCACAGAGGCGCTTCTAGGAGGGTCTCTGTGCTTTATACTATTGACATCAACAGAACACACATGCTCACCCTTCGTCCACATCAAGAACGCATCAACGATCGTATGCTTGCATATAACAAGGGTCAGATCATCGTGCCAACTGGTGGTGGCAAAACTTTGACCATGATTGTTGATACTCAGCGTCGTCACGATGCTATCAACAACGGCACCACCACAGTTGTTGTTGCTCCGCGTATTCTTTTGGCAGAGCAACTGTGCTCTGAGTTTCTGGAGATTATTGATACTTCCCACACGCATGTGATGCACGTTCATAGTGGTGAAACTCATCACTACAGCAACACAAAGCCCGTGAACATTCATGTCTTCGCTAATACTGCGCGGAACATGGGTGAGAACTGCATTATCTTTACTTCTTATCATTCCCTGCATCGTGTGATGGAGGCAGATATTGAGGTGAATACTATTTACTTTGACGAGGCACATAACAGCGTTCAGCGTAACTTTTTCCCTGCGACTGAGTTCTTCGCTAATGATGCAGATCGTTGCTATTTCTATACTGCAACGCCTAAGCATAGTCTGACTATTTCTAAACCAGGCATGAATGATGCTGCTGTTTATGGTCAGGTTCTCATCAACGTTCCTGCTCCTGAACTTGTCGAGCAGGGTTACATTCTTCCTCCTAAAGTTGTAGTTAAGCAACTGCCTTTGATTAAAGGTCGCAAGGTGATGTACGCTGAAGATGCTGACAACCTGCTGGAAACTATCGATGACAACAACATCGACAAGACTCTGATTTGTGCTCGCACCACAAAGCAGATTATGGGTCTTATCTCTCAATCTGATTTCTGCGTTGAACTTGCTCGGCGTGGATATTCTTGGATGACGATTACATCGAAGACAGGTGCAATCATCGATGGCAAGAAAGTTGACCGCGAGAAGTTCTTCGATACGTTGAACGCTTGGGGCAAAGATTCTGAGAAAAAGTTTGTCGTTATCCATCACAGTATTCTGTCTGAAGGTATCAACGTCAGCGGACTCGAAGCAGTCATCTTCATGCGTAACATGGATTACATCGGCATCAGTCAATCTATTGGTCGTGTGATTCGTTTGGGTGGAGATTCTAAGACCTTTGGTCTAGTTTG